GAGGCCGCATACGCCGAAACGACCGCAACATACAAGCCTTCTACTAGGGAGAAATCATGGACGACTACTCACACGCAATAGAAGTATCACGCGAACGAGCCGACGAAGGCCGAGATTTTGACCCTGAGATCTTTGATCTCATGGAAGGAAACGGCAACCAGTCACGAATCAACGATGGGCAACCATCGTCCTCCTGACCCATTATGACAATAGAAGACATAGCAGAGCGTTCTGATGTCTGGCGAGACTCCATAGAACACATTCTGAAAAACGTCAAAGCTATTGCTGGGGCGGTTGTCGCAGCCATCATTGGTGTCTGGGCGTTCTGGCCCAGTGGAGATCCAGAACCCACAGCCCCAATCACAGATGAAGCATGTGTAGCTTTACTCGGATCATTGAATGATGAAAGTGTGCGAAACTGGTCAGAAGAACAGTGGGGCGTCTTCGAGGCGTCGCAACGAGCATTGGAATGTGACTAATGGCTGAAGATATAGAAAACGACTTTAAACAAATCAAAGTCAGCCGCCTAACTCTCGGACTTATCATGTCCGTAGCAGTCACCTCAGGCGTAATTGTGTGGAACGCCGCCCAAGTAGCAGGCCGAATAGGCGAACTCGAAGACACAGTGAACCGAGTAGAACAAGACATGGGTGAGTTGCAAATCGAAACCGACCCCACAATCCTCCTCAGACTCGACTCATTAGAAGAAAAAATCGACGAGCTTGCCGATACTGACCACAATGCGGAACTCACGTCCCGAGTCGTGGAACTTGAAGAATGGATTGAGGAACTCGACCGAGACAACGGTGAAGAATTTAAGTGGGAAATAGACGATCTTCACCATAGGACATATGTATTGGAAGAAGCAATCCGTAGTAGATCTTGGGGGGAAAATTTTCTTCGGGAACATTTTGGGTGGTAGCTGATGACAAAATGCCCAAATTGTAATTGTGAGTCATGCCCCTGTAGCTGCAATCATTGTGATTGTTGTGGACATATGGATGGCTGATGAAAGTTTGGATCGACCAAGATCTCTGCACCGGTGACGGGTTATGTGCAGAAATATGTCCTGAAGTTTTTATTATGCGAGATGACGGACTCGCCTATGTCCAAGAAAACGGGCATGTGTTCGACGATCCGGGTGGGGCGCTTGGGTTAGCAAACTTTAAGGAAAGTGAATTAGAAGCAGTTATCGAATCGGCAGAGGAATGTCCGGGGGAATGTATTTACATTGAAGTAAGTTCTGGGTAATGGTTATTTATGGGTGTTTATGTGAAGAAGAAGAATGTATATGCCACTTCTATCACTATGACTGCGCCTGTGAGCATTGCCCAGACTGCGCTGACGAATGTTTTTGTTTCGAATATGCAGAATGGATAGAAGAACCTATGGAACCAACCACACTTGCCGAAATTTTTGAACAGAACCCCGACCTTTTAGGGGAACGAGGGCCAGTCGATCCTTTTGAAGACGATGAGCTTTTAGAATGCGGTTTAGAAAATCCTGAGATTTGCGATACCTGCCAATAAGGGGCCCATATGCCATCTGGAAAAGCGACCACTGTTGAGAAATGGACTGATTATTTAGCGTTTCGGCGGCAAGGTCAATCAATCTTCCACGCTGCTAAAGAATGCGGCCTTTCCTACCATGCGTGCAAAGATGCAGAAAATGGGCGTGCGCCTAAAAACTATTTAACTGCAGAAGCCGCAGTAGGCAAAATGACCCAGCCGGAGGTCCCAGAATATGATGAGCTTTCTCCCGAGGCGCAGGCTGCATACGATAATATCGAAGTCTTTGCCAAAAGGTATTTCGGCATTATTTTACAACCGTGGCAGATTGAAGCAACCGAACGGATCATGGATCTCCTCGACACAGAATACGAGGAATACGCCGTAATCAACGCCCCACCCGGTACAGGCAAATCCACATTCTTCGCAAAAGTATTGCCTGCATGGGCAACAGTCCGCAACCGAGCCATACGTGGAATGATCGGATCCTCTACCCAACGGCTAGCTGAATGGTATGCACGGCGACTACGTGCAGAATTTGATAGAGGTATCCCAGTTAAAGCTGAACTTAATGATGTGAGACTCAACTTAGCTGTAGATGCTGAAGCAACTTTGCAAGAAGACTTTGGTATGTTCCGTCCAGACTCGACAGAGATATGGCGAGCCGAAGCTTTCACAGTGTTACAGAAAGATGACACCCCACTTTCGCAGAAAGAACCTACGTGGTCTGCCTTCGGAATGGACTCCGGTTTCCTCGGGGGCCGTTTCGATCTAGTTATATGGGACGACGTATACGATCCACGCAAAATGCGTTCTTCTGAATCCCGCGAAGATATGCGAAGATGGTGGGATGAAGTGGCTGAAACAAGGCTCGAACCCGGCGGACTACTTGTACTACAAGGACAGCGAATGTCCGCTGACGATATTTACCGATACGCACTTGATAAAGTGGCCCCACCAGACGACTATGAACTCGAAGAATTCGACCCAGAAGACGCACCAGATGACTGGAGGAAATACACTCATCTTAAATATCAAGCGCATTACGAAGAAAATTGTCAAGGCGACCACAAACCTGACGCCGCATCTTGGCCCGAAGGGTGCCTACTTTACCCTCGGCGGCTCCCGTGGCGACGACTCCGCCACATCAAAGCTCAAACCCCAGACCGGTTTGAAGTCCTTTACCAACAGTCAGATGTAAACCCGTCAAATGTTCTTGTCGATCCTTTATGGGTAAGCGGAGGCGTAGGCAAAGACGGGGTGCATTACCCCGGATGCTGGGACGACGACCGGGATTTATGGGAACTCCCCAATGTCCACACAGACGATCTTTTCGTAGTAGCAACCGCAGACCCCTCGCCAGCTAATTTCTGGGCAATACAATGCTGGGCCTATAATCCTTTTACAGAGTTCCGGTATCTCCTAGAATCGTATCGCCGGAAAATGGACGCACCAGCGTTCCTTGATTGGAGCCACGAACGCCAAGCATTTTCAGGAGTTGCTGAAGATTGGTGGCAAATAAGTTCAGATATGGGGGCTCCAATAACTCATTGGATTATTGAAGCAAATGCCGCACAAAAATTTATTCTCCAATACGATCACTTCAGGCGTTGGGCAGCGCTACGCAACGTCCAGCTTGTGCCGCATTATACGCACTCTAAAAATAAGGGCGACCCCAAGTACGGGGTGCAAATGCTTGCTCCGTTATGGCGCGTTGGCAGAGTGCGTTTGCCCGGTAAAAGAGACACAGAAGCAAGACCACATTCGCTTTTACTGATAAACGAAGTTACCAGATGGAACGCCGAAGGTACTGGTTCACGCACAGACGACTGTGTTATGGCAGAATGGTTCCTAGAACATAACCTAGATAAGATTTATGTTCCGTATGATATGCAAACTCGCCAATGGCGACCCTCGTGGCTGTCGGCTGAATCTGAAATTGTGATGAGGTAAGAGTGAAAACAGTCGATGAGATCCTTGCACTATACACCGTTCGTTCAAGAGCAAACGATGGTGCAAAACAAAAAATGCGGACTCTCCGTGATTACTATAACGGTGATGTCATAGTACCACTACCAGAACTTAACTCCGACGAACAATCCGCAGTTGCAAACTTATTGTCACAAGGGCTCGACCAAACAGCAATGCGTATCGCATCAACAGCCCCCGACATTTATTGTCCACCGACTGATCCTTCTAAAAAGAAATCACGAGACAACGCAAGCATTCGCAGGCGAGCACTATTTGGTTGGTGGGAACACAGCCGAATGGATTTGCAACTAGCTAAACGAGCACGCCAGTTAATCGGATATGCAACAACTTGCACACAACTCAGATTCAACATGGAAACTGGTGCCCCGGAATGGCATTTGCGTGATCCGCTAACTGCGTATCCAGCAACAATGATGGGCGTAGACGATATGCGCCCAAGAGATGTCATCTTTGCATACGAGCGTCCGCTTGGGTGGTTGCGCCAAATGTATCCAGAAGCTGCACGCAAATTCTCTGGTGATGGTTTAGCAAGCGACGATCAAGGCATAGAGCTTCTTGAATATGTAGACGAAGAAGAAACAGTTCTTATCGGAAGTAGGTCGCCTCTGAACTCGGGGATGTATAGCCCTATACCGCAGAAAGAAAGCAAATCTGTAGTCGTAGAACTCGAACGTACCCCTAACCCGTTAGGGCAAACGCCTGTAGTGTGCGCTCAAAGAATTAGTCTCGATAATGCACAAGGACAGTTCGATGGCATCATTGGCATGTACCAGATGCAAGCTCGGTTAATGGCTCTTGAAGTTATAGCTGTACAAAAAGGTGTATTCCCTGACACATGGTTAGTGGGCCGTCAAGGGGAAACCCCACAAATAGTTAACCCAGCAGATGGGCTGACTGGAGAAGTTGGGGTAGTAAGAGGCGGCGATCTACGGGATATACAAACACAACCCGGATATATGACTAACCCGGCGATTGATAGATTAGAACGAGCCCAGCGCTTAACAGCAGGTATACCTGCCGAATTTGGTGGTGAGTCACCATCCAATATTCGTACAGGGCGTAGAGGTGACGCAGTTCTGTCAGCCGTCGTGGATTTCGCAGTACAAGAAGCACAACGAATCATGGCTCGGTCGCTGCAAGAAGAAAACAAACTAGCAATAGATATATCTAAAGCTTATGCAGGATCAAAAGCCAAAACATTTTATGTAAGCACAAAGAATGCTAAAGGTCGAGTTGATTATCGACCTCGGGAAAACTTTGACTCAACAGACAATGTTGTGTCTTATTCACATCCGGGTGCAGACATCAACAATCTTGTCATAGGGGGAGGACAACGAGTCGGAATGGGCACCATGTCCAAGAAATCGTTTATGGCGATTGACCCACTGGTCGATGATCCAGAGTTTGAACACGATACGGTAATCGGCGAACAACTAGAACAAGCACTACTGGCATCTGTGCAGCAGCAAGCATCGCAAGGAGCTATACCCCCAGCGGATCTTGCTCGCATCATGGAACTAGTGATGAACGATAAACTGGAACTAGCCGGTGCTGTGGAAAAGGTGCAACGAGAAGCGCAGGAACGCCAAGCTGAACTTGTTGAAGCAATGGCCCCTGAAGCGCAACCCGGACTAGCAATGCCCGGCATGGGTGCCGAATCGCCTGTCATGGGGGAGCCTGAACCGCAGGCAGGGCCACCCGGACTCGAAGAATTGATTGGGGCTCTCTGATGCCACGTAAGGGAATGGGACAAAAAATACAGACAGCTAAAGGTCAAGAGTACGGGCAAGCAACTCAACAAGAAGAAGCGCAACGTGTAGCGCCACTTCCAGAGCTTGCTCCTCCACCACGGCCACAGCGTCGTGAACCTGTTCGCCAAGCAACTCCTCCGGGGGCAGCAGGCGATCCTTTCCGAAGTAGCGAACGACCCAACGAACCCGTTACCATGCCGGTAACCCAGACAGCAGAATCGCAGATACAGTTAAGTCCAGAACGGGCACAATCTATTCCTCCTGTGCTGCACATGCTGTACTCAATGGCGAATAGCGCTTATGCAGACCCAGCTTTGCAAGACTTTGTTCGGAGAATGGAAAACTTCACCCCAACTAAATACGATCCTCCGCGATGAGCGTTCTCGGTAGAGTCTTCAAAATCGTGCGAGCCCCCGTAGATTTAGGGGCGCAGCTAGGAGATTTCGTAATCGACGGGATTACTCATCTGCCTGAAGCTAGAGATGAAAGCGGTTTTGTTTACGCTCCCATACGTTCGTACTTTGAATCGTTTAAAGACAACATCGTCGGACAAGCGAGTATGACAGGCGAAGGGGACAAGAGCGTACTCAAAAGCGTTTTCGGGCCAGAAGGAATGCTCGGGGCAACTGTCGGGGGGCTACCTGAAGAAGGTTTAATTGGGATGCCTCGGAGAAAGTTCGGAGATCTTTTCTGGGATCCGTCACTTTCGTTTCTCCAATTCGCATACAAGAACGGTGTCGATAGACCCATAGGCAGTATTGCGACATTGTGGAGTTTGGCTGATGCAGATGCAGAGTTTGACGACACTGAACCGTTTTCTTTTAACCCTTTTGAAATAGGCGATACGTTTACTGGAATAGCGAGGAGAGCTAATAGAACTATCCCCGGTATGTCCTTTAGTGATTTAGTAACAGACCCAGAAAAAGCAATTAAAAACAATCAGTTCTTTAATTTAGATACTTACTCAGATGTTTGGGAAATAACTAATTCTCGTAGCGCAGGTCAAGCAATTATGCTTGCACAACAACGAGTCAACATCCTTGACCCTCGCGAATTGCAACAGGCTAAAGGCACGTTGTGGTATCAGATGGGGTCTGGGCTAATAGATTTTTCTTTAAACATTGTCGGAGATCCTGCCTTCCTTGTAGTTAAAGGTGTGCGTGGCGCACGCGCGATGAAACGCATGGGCACACAATTCGATGCAACAGGCAATGTTGTCTTCGGTCCGAAAGACAACCTTTCCCCGTTCGTTTATCCTCAGCGGCCCCCGAAAAAACGTAACTCAATTTTGTATAACGCCACAGATGGACGCATCGGTAGGGGCAAAGGTTCAGTCGCCGAATACGACGAAGTGTTCTCTATCGACAAAGACCGGAATATTCATTATCAGAAAGATCCGTCACGATATGACCCGATGTATGGCAAGACCCCAGAGTTTGCCACAATAGACGATGCGATTATTAGCCCTGAAATGGATGTGTTTAAGCAACGCATTCAAACGCTGGTCGTTGGAGAAGTAGGGTATCGAAGCAAAGACGCTCATCTTAAAAGACGAACATCTAGTCCTCATGGCGCAGCGGCAGATAAAAAGCGTCCATATAAGGGGTATCTAATTGATGAAGCTCTCGAAGCATCGGACGAAGTTATCGAGAAAGCTGCTTATGCCGAAGAAGTTGCTGTTTTAGTAGACGATATAGACACAGAGCTAATGAAGCTCGCTCCTGATGGGAATATCACTAAGGGCCGGTTCGATCTTGCAAAAGCCGAACAAGAAGCTTTTCAGGCAATGCTTGAAAAGCCTTCGGCTCGCACCCGTGAAGCGTGGGAAAAAGCTGAAGGGCTGCTAGACGAATGGGATGATCTTATATCCCAGAAACGAATGCACCAGAAAGATGCATTAGCAAACCTCGGAGAAGTAGAAACCTACAAGTCGCCAAAGACTGAAGGTTTACAAGCCACTGAACAAGCTGCACGCAAAATACAACGGGATATGCAGGCTGGGCGATTTGGTGGCGAGTTTAAAATGATGGACCCCACCGATCAGTGGGGTTTAGCAAAAGTTTTAGCAGATCTCGTTCCGGGTAATGCGCCTATTGGTACAAGCGCTTGGATTCCTTTCGACAACTTTTTGAAACTTCGTTTAAATGGCAAAAACGCTATTGAAGCATTCGAAGCACAAGCACCGATACTCGCCAAACTTTTGTTTGGGGACAATGGTTTAGCAATAAATCAAATTACTAATATTGCGGAAGTTCAAAATGCGTTACTAGAAGCACGAGACATTCTAAGCAAGGTACCTGAAGATTCTGCTCGACGGCAGCCGCTTAGAGTCATTATCGACGGATTAGAACAACAAGAAAAAATGCTTTACAATGCTGCCCAGAACCGTATTGCAACTGTTCTTGAAGATGTAAAACAAGTTATTGATAGCGCCGACGATCAAGCACAAGCGCTATGGGAAATCCCTGCCCGTGGAACTCCAGAGTTCACGCAGGTGATGAACGAAGTCGCTGCTATGGACAAAATTCCGTGGCTTGAAATTCTTAACGCAAACGATAACTTTGTAAAAACTCTTGTCGAAGAAGCCTCACCTGTTGGGTTCGCCAACAGAATGCCAGTAGACAAACTAGACGCAAGCCAAGCAGCAGTCCGAGGTATCAGCGAACTAGCTGTTAACGAAATCGCTCGGACAAGCAACCTTCCTATTCTTCCTAATAACCAGTTGCCATTCTTGGGGCCAATGAACCGAGCCGGTTTCCAAGCACGCACATTCTTCGAGAAAACATTTGACGGGGTTAAATACCCTAAAGCTTCACGTGCTTATCGAGCTATCACTGAAATGACTACGCAATCAATCATTTCATTTTCCCAAGCCGGAGCAGCGTATCGTCAGTTCGATCGAATGCTAAGAGACGCAGACCGTGTTGTAGACGAGAACGGTGTTTCGATGGTTACCCGAGCCGGGTTAAACAGAGAACAACTTCTTATCGAGTTTCTAAATAACACTGCAGACCAGATCTTTATGAAAGACCATTTCGAAAAGACTGTCGGAACTTTGATGGATCAGCTAGTCGATATGGTTGCGAATACCGAGTTCAATCCTCGGGGTCTTACTTTCGATAAACAAGAACTTGTGTCGATCCTCAGAGGTGACTTAGATCACGCTAAACGGCAGATAGATGAAGCTGCAGACGCAGAAGAAATACGGCGTTCAAAAGCCTATGGCAACGTAGATTACCAATACACCTCAATTAATTTTGCGCGTGATGGTGAAAGCCTCCGGCTTCATGTTCCTTTGAGCCCTAGCCAGTTACGGGAATCACTAATAGTTCCTCGATTCGACATGTTCCAACGTGTCGTTAAAGAAATCAAAGGCGACTTTAAAGAAGTTTACGATGCACAAGGCAACATCAAGGAAGTCCATATAGGCAAAAGCAGAGCAGTTGCACGACACACCGCTCTTGTAGCAAACACCATGTGGAAACGAAGCGTACTACTTACACCCCGTTGGCAAATGGTGGTGAACATAGACTCTCTCCTCCGTAGTTTTGCCCATGTAGGCGCTACCGCTGTGCTAGGTCAGATCGGTCCACAGATGGACACGCTGAAATCTCGGTGGCTTCGAGGTCGAGGCGTAGACGTTACGAAAGTAGTTGAAGATGAACTGTTTGGGTTTCTCGATAGCTACTACGAAGGCGTCATAGACAACCCGTGGGAATTCCAAGACCCGAAATACCGCACGGTAGACCCCGACGACCGTATCTTTGTTAACCCAATGACCGAGCCGCAACGAACACTTGCCCAAGCGATACGTGTATACGAACAAATGTATGACAACGGCGCTGTTTCTCGGTCGCTAAACAAAGTCTTTGAAGACGCTATAGATACTGCTTACGCTTCAAAAAGCTACAAACGCCGTGTCTCAGTAATGACCGCCGCAGGGTTGTACTTCGCTGGCCCTGTCGGAGCAGCCGCAGCCGCAGCCCTATACACCCCCTACCATCGATCAAGTGTCGCTAAACTCGCACGGCACGAAATAGCGCAGACTTACGGCAACCAGCTACGGTTTGACGCACACCATTTGCTAGAAGATGTCGCTTACCAAGAACGAAACTTGTTAACAATAGAAGATTCGTTTGATGTTGACGGTCGGCCTTTAACCAGAGATGAGCAACTCGACTTGCTTAAAGAAAGTCTTGGAGAAGATTTCTTCCTCGAAGCTCAATACTGGGATGCTCTTGTAAAAGGAGATGCAGTTGAATACAGCGACTGGCGGAGAGCTTACGACGAAGGGGAGATAAGTCTCGAAGAAGCCCAAATGCTTGACCTTGCTGAACAGCTTGTAGCCAAAGAAGATCTTTCTGAAACATTCCGAGTTATGCGGCAAAACAGGCGAGAAGCAGCAAAACTTCTTGAAGCCCGAGCCGAGAACCTCGACACATTCCAGCGTCAGATAGTTGATGACTTTATCGCCGAATACCCAGAGATCGCTGGCCGATTCGAACGAGCAGGCGATCTGTTAGCTGAGTCAGGATATCCTCACGTTCAAGTAGGAAACGTAGTATTCGATCCAGCATACGGCGACATCCCAGCGGTACAGGCAGTATGGGAAAAAGCTAATTCAGCGAATGCTACCAATAGGACGCTGTGGGCAACGGAAGTAGATAACCAGCGTAAATCCCAGTTATATCAAGGAGCGCATCAATATGACATTCTTACAGATGCAGGCTCCGCTCCAATCGGCAGTCAACCACGTCAATCATTTGTTAATGCGTGGGATGATTACATGGATCGTCATGCTGGATCTCTTGGTCCTTCGGGGGTAGCAGCCAACAGAGATTTCTACCGCCAATATTGGCTGGGCAAAACCGACGATGAAATAGTTCAATGGTTGCAAAGTGGTGAAGGCCGCAAAATAGATTTGCCTGATGAATGGCGCAATCCCGAAACCATTTATGAGATGGTTGGGCGGACTCGCTGGGAAGCAGGGTCACTCGTACCAGATCTACCTATATTCAAATCGGTTCGTGAACGTCTTGCCCAAGGCGACACCATTACGTGGGAACGAGACATCCAACCACTCCTTGATGAAGCGCAACGTGAGATAGTTTCCGCTTACGAAACTGTTGTGCGAACTGGCATAGATGTACATGGCGAAGGGGCCACTAACCGTCAGGTCTATCTTGAAAGTGTTTTCTTCCGAAATAACCCTCACCGTGAAGCTGCACTAACAGTCTTCAACGATCTTGTGAACAAGCAACCAGTATCCCGAAGTCTTGTAGAACGAAACCAGCAAGCAGCCCGAGAACTTTCCGAAATGCCTACTGTTCTCCTGTACCGCAAATACGGTGAACTAGTAGAACCTTGGGCTAACAACGAGTTCTATGGTCTTACAGACTTTGGCAAAACCGTTAACGATTCTAGTTTCTTAGACGCACGCCAAACAATGTGGCTTCGCAAAGAAGCTAAAGGCCTAGTCAGAGATTTCTTTGAAAAGCGATTCGAAAACCTGACAATGGTCGAAGACGTTGTTTCACGTGGAACACTTTACAAATCGGTTTACGAACGCCAAGTTGCGATGGAGCTACAGCCCTACCGTATCGAAGGCGGCAAATACCGGGTTGACGAAAAAGATGTTAAAAATATTCAGAACCGGGCAAGACGCACAGCGTTGCATGAAACAAAAGTTATTCTTTATGACCTTGCAGAAAAGTCAAGGTTCCAAGAACTGACAACACTATTAATGCCGTTCCTTGGCGCATGGCAAGAAGTCGCTACCCGTTGGGTAGGTATAGCAGCACAAAACCCTGTCTTCGTTGCCCGGACTTTACGTCCGTGGCATGTCCTCACTTCTAAAGACGAGAACAATCAGACACGGCTAGTGTTCCAACTCCCCGGCGTATTCGCTACTGACACTCCGGGGCCATTGAGTCGTATACCGGGCTTCGACAAACTCTTTGGCGATTTCTCAGCTTTAGCAGAACAAAAAGTAGACTTAAACCTTGGCTCTGCTTCAATGATAGGTGGCTTACCCGGAGGCGGTCCTATCGTTTGTTTCGGTGCTGCACAACTACAGATCGTTGCACCAGAACTTATGCAATGGATTCCTAATGCGTGCCTCCCTTATGGCCCAGCCGAAGGCGACAACGTAGCGACGCAGTTCATAGACGCATTCACTCCTTCATGGACGCAAGCTTTCTTTAACGCTAAAGGAATGGACACCGATCAGCGTGCCCGAACCGCAGCTACAGTCTTGCAAAGCTACTTAACGGAACTCTCCGAGCAAGGCATCGTTGTTGGCAGAGGCGGCCAGATAACAGAAGACGAAGTTGCTGACGAAGTAGAACGCCGAGTCCAACATATCTTTGGAATGTTTATGGCACGCTCACTAGCGTTCCCTGTTTCTTTCCAACAACAATCTCCTTACTGGGCCACACTCTCTGATTTCTGGAAACGACAAGACGAATATGGAAGCCAAGAAGCAGTCGATTGGCTGCTAGAGAACCACCCAGATATGTGGGCTTTCACAGCGCGACGCACAAATATTAAATCGGTGGTTGCAGGAACCCTTGAAGGTCGAGCAGCGATCAAAGAACATCAAGAGTTTGCTGACAGAAACCCAGAGTTGGGTCGTTGGGTGACAGGTGAGATTGGCCCACTAGATGTACAGTTCGCATACAACGAAGCAGTCGCTCGACTTGAAAAGATCGAAGGCAAACGAGAGTATCTCGACAGCAAAGGACTTTTGAAGGAAGCTCAAACATCAATCGGGTGGCGAGAGTTCCGAGTATTCCGCAACTCTCGTGATTCTATACTGCGTGAAAGAGCAGAAGCTGGTGGATCAGTTAGCCTTTTGGCACGAGCAAACTACGATTTGTTTACATCCACACAGGATTTTGTTGCTCAACTTGCAGAAACTAATCCGCTTTGGTTCGAGGAATACAACGCAGGCGGTGATCCAGAAAGACAACGACGAATACTGCGTGGGTTCCGTGACGCTGTAGCCGATCCTGCGTTTGAGAAACGGCCTGATATCGTGCCTATTTCTCAATATTTAGAACTGCACGACCAGATAGCGCAAGCGATGGTTGAACGTGCTGAGGTAAACCAGAACCGTAATTTCTTGCAATTAAGTTATAGAGGCAACGCTGATCTTCAACAGCAATGGGAAGTTGGGAAACTGCGTTTGCTGCGTCAGTCAGACTTTGGTTCTGTCTACGATTATTTCTTTAGTAATATAGCGACAGTTTCAGTAGGAAACTTGCCGAGAACGAGAGTTTGATATGGGTTGGTTAGACGATGTTTGGAACGCTGCGTTAAAATTTTTTGAAGCGCAAGGACAAGCAGAGATGAATCAGGCAGAGATGAATCAAGCATTCGTAGAAGAATACATTCTGCCTGCATGGAACGAAGGTTCCGACGACGAGAACAAGTTAGTTGAAGCTAACGAAGGCGAAGAAGCTACAGAACAAGCAGACGATGAAAGCGTTGATGCGTTTATCGACGTTGAAGAACAGGGCGGCAGGCATCCAAGTGGGCGCACAACATGGCTTGTTACCGACGCTTTCCTTATGTCAGAAATGGATCCTGAAACGTGGCGTGTCCCGTCACAAGCAGCAATATTTGGTAAAGGATCTCAACAACGTGGCCCGAATGTTACTGGGTTACCGGGTGGCCGCCACGATTACCGAGGAATGTTGGGGACTGAAGACCTTGCTTACTACGGTATCGCTGCCTCGTCACCTATAACAGAAAAGGTAATGGGAGCTAACGCTACCCGTAGCTGGAGCAAATCAGAAGACATGGCAGCAAGCGGCTTCGACTTCGTTGAACTAGTCGAAGAAGATGTGCCTTTCACTATTGCTGACGCAATGGGTATTTATGATGCACAAACCCCAGACAAACAGCGAAGAATTGCTGAAGGACTAGCTGTCGGAGACAAGACTGCTTCCTACATGTTCAAGGTTCTCGGCTACGAAATGTTTGAGAACCCTGACGCTATTTACGATAGAGGCAATATCCAAGAAGCAATCATGGAAATGTCCAGAGATGCGACGAACCAAGCCCAGTTGTTGGGCCCCGATGGGTACACAATGCTGGGCGACAGATTTATCCCTGACGTATCCCAAAACGAAAGCTTTACTTACACGGTCGGGGATTTCCAAGAACGGCTGTTCGACATGGCTGTCGATTCGGGACTCGTAGCAACAATTTCACAGACAGCTACAGAAGATAAAGCGGTAGCTGTGTATGAGGCAATGACTGGGCGGTCAGCTTCCCCTGAAGTAATTGAGTGGGCTAAAGGTTTGACGCCTCAAATGCAAAGACATTTCTTGGAGGAACGTCCGGGCGATAAATATATTCCTGAAAATACCCAAGAGGATTACATCGCTAGTGAAGTTAAAGAAATGGCTAGTGAAGATCTGGCTAAGAGTGGGTCTGACAGGTTCGATCAAGTATTTTTAAAGGTTCTGACTAATGGTTGATATCGTTGATTCTGTAGATGTTTTAACTGCAAGACGCGAAAATGATTTGGGTCAAGCGATGTTTGCGTGGGTTAAAAGAAACCCTAAAGCCACTATCAAAGACGGTGAATTTGCAGGATGGAATCTTGCGGATGCCGCAGAAGTTCTTAAAGAACGCTATGCAAGTGACACTGAAATGGGGTTGCAGCAATACGCCTCAGCTATCCAAACGCTTTTACGAAACACAGATTACTACAGAGATACTGAAGAAGGCAGAGCCTTAAAAGAATCAGAATGGTACGCCGGTGACGACAGCGAAAGCTGGACAACACGACGAGAATCATTAGTCGCAGCAGACACCGAAATAATTGAGCGTATAGCAGGTGAACTACAACTCAACTGGGAAGACGACCAAATCCTAGAACTCGCAAAAATTGCATGGCTATCAGGCTGGACCGAAGACCAGATTTACGATTTCCTTGAAGAATCAGGAGATCTAAAATTTGGTGTCGAAGCTCTCCCCGGCAGCACAATAGCCATTGACCAAGCGACAATGGCTGGAGAAGCACAACAATATTTCGTAGATTACGACCCATCGGAATACGAAAAGTTTCAACGAGCGTCATTACGTGGCGAAGCAACAGCAGAACAATGGACCAACAAGTTAGCTCACGAAGCAGCCAGACTTTACCCGTCATGGGCTGCTGACATTCTTGCCGGTCAAACCCCGATGGACATAATGAACTCTTACAACCAAGTCTTTTACAGACGCATGGGGTATATGCCAGATTGGGGTGGCAACGACAACGACTGGGTAATGAAGTTCGGAAGCTATGCCGATCCGAATGGTAGCCCGATGACAATAAGTGGCTGGGATGCAAGTTTGGCGTTTATGAACTCGCCGCAAGGTGATAAAGCAATGCCACAAGTACTTAATGCCTACAGCCTTGTAAACGACTTAGGTCAAGCTATGGGAGTTATAGGGTAATGGTTATTGAAAATCCAGTAAATTGGGCTGCAAACGAAGCTGGGTTGTCTACCTCCCAGAAGCGTGCGGCTGCACGTGAAGTAATAAAACAAGAGCAACGTGACCTTAACGAAGCCAATGCAGGCAAAGTCGATGCAGATGGGAACGCTTACGTCCCTTTAGTTGTTGACGGTATCGTTGGTCCAAAGACTGAGGGCGCTAGAGATTTTGTCCCTGTTAAGACACCGAGTAGCACCGACCCTTTGCAGACAGAAGGGATACCGGAATACGCTGCGGCTCGCGAAATTTTAGGGATGACCGACGAACAAATTATTGCCGGTATCCGTGACGGAAGCCTGTATCCTGATCAAAAAAATTATCCCGGTATGCCGGGCCAACCCACAACTGGACTGCAACCGGGTCCGGGGCAGATATGGAACTTCAATCCTGATGCTACAAACCCAGAAGATATTTGGCAAATAATCGATGAGTATGGTCCCAACAGCAGGAACAATAACCAGAATAATAATAGGGGAGGCAACGATCCCTATTCAGATTTCCTTACCAAAGCTAATATCGCTGGAGCTAAAGCGATAGTCAGCGGTTTCTTACAAAAATTTGGTTTAGCTGATATAGCGCCGTGGGCATTAGATCTTGCTTCGCAAGGTTTAAACGCTGACGCAATATTGACAGAGCTTCGATTCGGTGATGACCCTACTGTCAGAGCTTTATATGATGCTCGTTTCCCGTCTATGAAATCTCGCCGTGACAGCGGACTCCCACCTTTAACAGAAGCTGAATACATTGATTTGGAACGTGGGTATTACCAGATTGCAGAAACAGCAGGTATCTCCCCAGCGTTTTTAAATAATAGTGCTGTTGCGTCCGTAAACGCTTTGATAGCAGGCGATGTGTCTTTATCCGAATGGAAGTCCAGAGTGACTTTGGCTGAACAAGCCGTCAACGTAGCGGACGCAGAAACTATTGCTGCTCTTACCGACTACTACCAGTACGACAGCGGCGATCTTGTGGCAACATTCCTTGACCCGAATTACCGTCGGAGTCCAGATGCAGCACCTATCAACATAACCCAGCGAGGCCGCCAGTTCGCTTCAGCACAATTAGCTGGAGCTTCAGAAAGAGCCCTTGGCCCTAACAGAGTATTCAGCAGAGAACTATCTGAAGATCTGAACAAAATGAATGTTCAAGCCAGAGAAATCGCTACAAGAATTGCTCCCGTAGCAGGGCTCCAAAATAATCTGCTAGGCGACGAAGGGTTAACCCCCGACGAACTAGGCCGTGGAGTCTTTGGGGGAGCAAGCAATGTGGGTAATATGCGGCGAGCGCAAGAGCGTAGAGCAACTCGTTTTAAAGGACGCAGCGGTTTGCTGGGCACAAGCAGCGGTATGACCGGCTTGGGTACTACCAGTACTTGACTTGCACTATAGAAACCTTCTATATTAAATACTGTTGTCTGGCCCTTCGGGTGAGCTATTCGACACCCCTCCATCTCCGGTGCCACCGCCGGGATGCGTTACAGGACAGGTGAGTGACATATGACAGAAAACGACTCCACTGGATACAGTGAAGAAGGTTCTGACAGTTCAACCGAATCGAAACCAAATTTTCGACGTAAGCTAGAAGGCGAACGAGATGAGTTGCGTACAGAACGTGACCAGCTTGCTCAACAGCTAGCTAATTATGAGCGTCGAGATACATTCCGTTCAGCAGGGCTCGACCCTGATGATTCGCGTGTTAAGTATTTTGTTAAAGGTTATGAAGGCGAACTTGATGTTGAAGCTATCCGACAGGAAGCATCAGCGGCAGGGTTCTTGGGAGCAGATGCTCCACCTCCAGCCTCGACAGCAATACCGCCAGAAGTTTTAATGGCAGAACAACGAATCCAATCTGTCGGAGAAGGCGGAGATCCGGTGTCACAAGCTGATCTTGAAGCTCGGATTAAAGCAACAAGTAATCCAGATGAATTGCGTGCTTTGATGGAGAGCGAAGGTTATCTGTGGGGCGCAGCAACCTAATTCTCTAACCCATTGGAGTCCTGACCATAGGACTCCCCGTGGCTTATACAACAACTACAACTCTCGGAGATCAGGTAACAACGGCCTTCGATCAGGTTGCTTATTTCGCTTTGCGTTCACAGCCCCTGTTCGAAATGATCGCTGATGTCCGTTCAACAGCCCAGAGCCATAACGGTTCGGGTGTACAATTCACGTTCTACGCTGACATGGCACAAGCAACATCGGCCCTCACTGAAAACAGTGACGTTACCGCTGTTGCGTTGACTGATAGCGCAGTAACCGTAACTCTCGCTGAGTACGGTAACGCTGTTATCACAACCGCCAAGGTGCGTGGAACTTCATTCCTCAATGTTGACGCTGATGCGGCCAACATTGTTGGTTATAACATGGCTGACTCGCTCGACAAAATCGTTTCAGATGTTGCCAATGCTGGCACAAACGTAACGTATGTCGGGCAAACAAGCCGTGGCGCAATTACCGATGCGAACAACTACACCGCTTCCGAAGGCCGTAAAGCCGTCGCACAGCTTCGTAGCCGTAACGCTCCCGGTTGGGACAATGGCAACTATGTAGCGATCATTCACCCTGACGTTTCCTACGATCTTCGTGGAGACACAGCGGTAACTGACGTTATCCAGTACCAACTGTACCAAGACGGAGCCCCCGTTCGTGCAGGTTCAATCGGTACCTTCAATGGCATCGAATACATTGAAAACCCCCGTGCTGGCCTTATCGCCGACGGTGGCACAAGCAATGTCGATGTTTACCAAACCCTTATCTGCGGTCGCCAAGCTATTGCTAAGGCGCATTCGCGGGCTCCGGGCTTTGGCGCTGATCCAAGCATCGTGTTCGGTCCTGTGACCGACTCTTTGCGTCGGTTCAACCCTGTTGGTTGGTACCACCTCGTTGGTTACGGCATCTTCCGTGAAGATTGCCTGCAACGTGTGGAAGCATCATCCAGTATTGGCGATAACGCCTAGTTAACGCCATAGAGGTTTGGAGGGGTCGGGTTTTCCCCCTTTCCCCGGCCCCTCCATTATCCTCTGCTATCATTTCAATTATGCCTATCGTTAATGGAAAGAAGTATCCTTATACCGCTAAAGGTAAAAAGGCTGCTGCTGCCGCAAGAAAGAAAAAGAATGCAAAAACCAAACGGTGATGTAACGATCAGGCCAAAGCCGATCCAAGGAACAGGTACTGCTAATGGCTAGTGGTCTTTACGTTGAGACTTTCGAAGCTGCGTTTAAGAACGATCTCGCACTTGACATGGACAATGACACATTTAAGTGCATGTTGGTCAACGCTTCTTATTCCCCGAACTTTGAAACTCACACAAATAAATCAGATGTAACAAACGAAATTTCGGGTACTGGTTATACACTCGGTGGCGAAGCTCTCACTAGTGTCGCAATGACTAGTAGTTCTGATGGAACGGGCACAATTAAATGGGATGCAGATGACGTATCGTGGACCAGTTCTACGTTGTCGAATGTACGAGCCGGAGTTATCTACGATGACACGGTGACGAACGACCGTCTGATTGCATACATAGATTTCGGGGGAGATTTCAGCACAACGTCAGGCACATTCCAAATACAGTGGAATGCGTCTGGCATTTTCACCCTTGATTTGGTTCCATAGGAGCAATAATGCCAAGTTCAAACTATCCAACATCTCTTGACACAACCTCAACGCAGGTAACTCCAAGCTCAACAACTGACTTGGATGCGTCAGGGTACGAACACGATCAAGTTCATGGTGCTGCTTCTACTGCTTTGATTGCTGTAGAAACAAAGCTCGGCATTAGCGCTTCGCCTGCTGCTTCAGCGGCAACGAACGCCTTTTTGGAGCACACCGGCACGGGTACTACAGCGTGGTCTAGTACGCTGACGGGCTCAACGATTGCTGGTGCGACTCTTTCTGGCACGGTTGTTGGTGCGGATCAGATCATGTCGGCAGTAGTTCACAAGGATTATGCCGAAACGGTGTATGCCGGTGGGAACACAAGTACCGCAGTCACTCTCGACGAAACTAACGGCAACACTCAGACGTGGACGATGACAGGTAACTGTACGTTTACGATGCCTTCGGGTTCTGGGTTGCAGGCTGGTACTGCGTTGACACTGATTCTTACGCA